ATGATGAAAAGAAATGAAGTGGTCTGTGTTGACTGGCACCGTGCGGACATCGTTGCCGCTATACACAAGCGAGGCAAAACCATGCGTGATCTTTCCATCGGCGCTGGTTTGTCTGCAGATACGTTGAAAAATGCATTGTCCCGGAAATACCCGAAAGCTGAAGGCATTATTGCTGAAGCCATCGGAGAAGAGCCGGCCACCATCTGGCCTAGCCGTTACAACAAACAACAGCAACAGAAGGTGGCGTAATCATGTTTCTCTGCGTGAATGAGCTAATCGGTTTGCCAGGTATGCCTGGCACTGCACCAGGGGTGAGAGCTGCTCTGAATAAGCGCGCTGGCACTTCACCGGAAATGAAACAAAAGCGCACCGGCACCAAGGCTTTTGAATATCACATTGACTGTTTACCGGCGAAAACGCAGGCGGCAGTGCGTGAACAGCACTTTAATCACCTTTTAAAGGCCGATGAAAAGCCCGTTAAGGTTGTTCGTCAGCCATCAATTAGCGCCAATGATCAGTTGCAAATCCTGCGCAGCTGCCCAGCGATTTTGCAGAAAAAAACGGCAGAGCTAACAGCCGAGCAACGTGCCGCCGCTGATGCCCGTTCCCAAATAGTGGATCAAGTACTTCGTTTGGAGCGAGATGGTTTGTCACGTATCAAAGCCATTAACTTCATTTGTGACCGGTCACGTAAAAAAGAACTGCCTAACCATCTGCAATATGCCGTTGATATTGCCAATGCACGTAAGGGCAACCGTGTTGGGATTGGTTCTCGCACCCTCAATGGTTGGGTGGTTGATTATCTGAGAGCTGCCGATGGCGCTGAACGTTTGGCTCTGCTGGCCCCTGGCTACCATCGGCCAAAACCTGTTGAGTCTATTAACTGGATGCCGCTTTTCATGGCCAACTATCGGACGACGAACGGGGTTTCGATGGCTGAGGCGTATGAAGGGTTTTGCGCGGACTGGAAAGCTCAATATGCAGATCAACCGGCCATGCTCGCGGCAGTACCGTCAATTTTTGCAGTGCGCCGCGCCATGGACAAAATGCCGCTGGTTGTTAAACAACGCGGGCGAGTAACCGGTTCGGCTTATCGTGCGCTGCAAACCTATGTTAAGCGTGACTGGTCACAGATGCCGGTTAATGGCGTGTGGATCGGCGATGGCCACAGCATGAAAATGAAGGTAGCCCATCCTGATCACGGCAGACCATTCACTCCGGAGATTACCCTGGTGATTGATGGTCGTACTCGCTACGTGGTTGGCTGGAGCCTGAGTCTCGCAGAGAACGTGATAGCGGTCGCCGATGCACTGCGCCACGGCATGGAACGGCATGGCATTCCATTACTGTATTACTCGGATAATGGCTCTGGTCAAACGGCAAAACTGCTGGATGCTGATATCACCGGTATTCTCCCCCGCCTTGGGGTTGATCACCCAACTGGTATTCCTGGGAATCCACAGGCTCGCGGCATCATCGAACGCCTGAACAAAGAGATACCCGCGAGAATTGCCAGGAAGTTCGCAACCTATAACGGCAAATCTGCCGATAGGGAAACCGTCCGTTTAACCAGCGTCGGCATTAATTCTGCGTTCACTGCGCTGGGGAATAATAAAGAACTCAATGAAGTCCAGAAACGCGCCATCAGCAAGCTGCCTTCATGGAATCAGTTGATTGATGAAATCGAACAAGAAATTGAACGCTACAACACCCAGCACCGCCATAGTGAACTGCCGCGCAAGAACGATGGCCGTCACTATACAGCGGCAGAGTATCGGGCCGAGTTGCTGGTTGAAGAACCTATTGAACGCCTGTCTGAGTTGGAACTACGGGATATGTTCCGCCCAAGTGTGGTGCGTGTGGCTCAGCGTGGATGGATAAGCCTCTATAACAATAACTATTTCTCGGAAGAACTGATTTATGTCGACGGCGAAAATGTTCGCGTCGAATTCGATATTCATAATGCTGAAAGCGTCATTATTCGCCGGCTGGATGGTTCATATGTTTGCACAGCGATATGGAACGGTAACACCCGCGCGGCATTCCCTGTTGAATATATCGAGAAAGTGAAGAAAGACCGCCATAGCCGCCGTATGGCGCTGGTAATGAACAAAGCCGATGAAATCAATGCCGAACTGAACCCACTCCTTACAGCGGACGCAGCGCCTGATTACAGTGCGTTATTGAATGGATATCAGCCTGTTGGTAATGAGCCGGAACCGATGTTCTTTTTTGAGTCAGATAAAGAAGAATATTTGCAGAAGCAATTAAATAAAAAAGCGGCTATTTGACGCCCATCAAAAGCCGCTAATTCATTAACCGGAGAAGATTATGACTATTCAAAACGAACTTGTCGAGTTGATGGAACGTAAAGGCCTGAGTCAAACCCAGGTCGCCCGCGCTATCGGCATGAGTCCAGCCACTGTCAGTACGTGGTTACGGGGCAATTATGCCGGGCGTTCGGACGAGGTTGCAGAACTCGTTTCCGCACTCATTGCACGCATGGCTGAGAAAGATAAACAACAGCGCATTAAGGCGGAGTTTGTCGCGACATCGACCAGTAAAAAAGCAATGGAGTTGATTACCCTGGCCCATGTGGATGGTGAGATCAATGTGCTTTACGGCGAAGCTGGTCTGGGTAAGACAATGACGGTAAAAGCCTATGTGGCCAAGCATCGTGATGCCATCCTCATTGAAGCCGATCCAGGCTATACCGCGCGTGTCGTTCTGGAGGAACTTTCAAACAAGCTGGGTCTGACTGTTCGCGGCAATATGCATGAACTGAGCGAGGCTTGTATCAATAAGTTAATGGACTCGGGGCGAGTGCTGATAATTGATGAGGCAGAAAACCTGCCCTATCGGGCTCTGGAGTCTATTCGCCGTATCCATGATAAAACCGGTATCGGCGTTGTGCTGGTCGGAATGCCGCGCCTTATTATTAACCTCAAAGGTAAACGCGGTGAATTTGTTCAACTCTATAGCCGCGTGGCTTTTGCTCTCAATATCGGCAATGCCTTACCTGCTGGCGATATCGACACCATTGCCGGTAGTTTACTGCCAGAAGATAAACGGGATGAGCTGAGCGACGTGCTTTATCAAGAGTCGAAAGGTAATGCCCGTCGTTTGTTCAAATTGTTGCGCGGTGTTATTCGTACTAGTGCGATCAATGAGATTCCTGTCAATGCCAAAGCAGTGCATCAATTTGCACAAATGCTGATTAACTAAGGGGGAATTATGTGCCAGTTACCGATAAACAATCCTAAGCTGATGGCCCCAATTAATTGCCTGATGCGTGCTGGATTAACCGTCGTTGAGTTTAACGGAAAATATCGTTTGCCGATTATCAAAGTCAATAAACCTCTGGCGTCGTGGGTTAATGACGCCTTCGAAATGACCGAGTGTAAAAACGGTATTTATCGTACCGTCAATATGTACATCTGGCGGGGAGCCCGCATTGTCTGGGAGAACAGCAATGGCAAAGGTAATCATTGAAATAACGGGGAAAGGCAGCAGGTTTAGAATCAGATGTAAAGCAGATTGCACTGACGATGATAATGCCAGGGTGAAGGCCGTAGCGCATTATCTTTCACGAGGCTTGATTGGTTATGTTTTCACAAAACTGAGAAAGTCAATATATAAGCCAGTACGTAGAACAGTAAAGGTGAAATCAAATGTCCATTGAAAACAAACAATTTACCGAAACCACTGCCCCAGAAGGCTATTGGGTTGACGCAAAAGGTGTATTAACCCCCGAAGGTCTTATTAAGGATATTGATAAATCTCGCGATGCCCTGGTAGGTGAAATCATCCTTAAAGCCATTTCGTTAAATAAGGTTATGGCAGAATTCAAACAATCCACTTTTGCAGATATTGCCGCATTTGTTGATTTATCTGCCAATGAATACAACGTCAAACTCGGCGGTAAGAAAGGCAATGTCACGCTGTATACGTTTGATGGTCGCTATAAGATCCAGCGAGCGATGGCAGACCGGCTGGCTTTTGATGAACGTCTGCAGGCGGCAAAGGCATTGATTGACGAATGCCTCACTGACTGGACGGAAGGTGCCAAGCCAGAGCTGCAGGTGTTGATTAACCGTGCGTTCTCGACAGATAAAGAAGGCGAAGTCAGCACCAGCGCCGTTCTGGCACTGCGGCGGTATGATATTGCCGATACCCGTTGGCAGTTGGCAATGAAAGCGATCGGCGAAGCATTACAGGTGATCGGTAGCAGTGCCTATGTTCGCGTCTACGAGCGGATCGGCGACAGTGACCAATACACGCCTATTTCCCTTGATATGTCGGCGGTGTGAGATGGGGTCTAAAGCCAAGTTATTTAACCAGCAATATGCTGTGGGAAGTACGTTTATTCATCAACCCAACCGAACATTACGCGGTGGCCCGGCAGTAAGAACGGTTGATGTTGCCAGGGATCTAAAATCAGCGACGGTAGTGGAAATCAATGTTGCGCCTTACTTTGTCAATATTGAGTCATTAACGCCGGCAGGCTGAATTTAAACGTAAATAAACAACTTTTTAATTATGGCGTAAACCCGCAGGGGGCGCTTACGCCTAAATCATGAGGTTCTGAAATGGAAAAAGAATTTTATGTTTCTCGTCGTTGTGTCTGGAGTGGCGTCTTAATTATTGGTGTGGTGTGGGTGAGCAGCCTGATTTGGCTTGGTTCAATTATCTGGGGGTAATTATGAGTTTTTATAAAATTGATAAGAAAGCGGCTATTCAGGCATGGGATTTTGAATGCCTCAAACGCAAAGAGCTGAACGATAAAGCCAAAGAATTTGCGAATAAGTTCGGTGCTAAACCCGTCTATAACACGGATGCGACCCGCCATCATTTTTATGCTGTAGCGTTCCCTAATGGCGTACCAACGTTCGGCCATCCTTCCCTGTGGACGGCAGCCACGTCGGCCAATCGCTACACCACCACACCGAAACGCAAAGCGCCAACGGGGTTGAGTAAAGAGTCACGGGCACTATGGGCGCTGTGGGATGAAGGCTATCCCGGTGAGGCGGTATCCCGCGAACATTTATGGTCAAGTCTCGGTTTGGATTGGGGAATGCTATTTCTCTGTGGTATTGCGATTTTCCGATTTAAAGACACGATTTATTTTAATACCAGCGCCAAGCCTGACTTGGATTTTGGCGCGGTGGAAATAACCGGCACTGAATATTCTACGGCTGCTGAGGATTATAGAAATGGGAAATAATAAATCTAAAAGCGAGTTAATCCGTTTGGCCCTGGCTAAGCGTGGCCCATCAACAGCAGCAGAATTAGCTGATGGCCTTGACGTTGAGGTTAACAATGTTGGTGCGTTGCTAGCGTGGGATGTCAACCACGGCCGAATTGATCGTGGATGGAAAGGCAAGCTGCGTATTTATGGTTTGCCAGGGACAATCAAAAATCCATCACCTGTTATTCCTCGCGCAGCTCGTAAAAAGATTGAGCCGCTGGAACTGCCTCGACCGGATATCACGTCTGCTGACAGTTTCTGGTCACTGGCAGAAAAAGCCCGCCTTTGTGAGCAGGTTAATCAGTTTGCCGATGCAGCCCCGTTGTGGCTTGTGGCGGCGGATTTAGCCACCAGTGCAATCAATCAGCATTGGTGTCGTAGCCGTTCTGATTTTTGTGTGCGTGGCTGGAAATATCCAGGGGTGGCCGAATGAAACGTTATACCCCGGATTGCTCAGTGCATATGTCGCATGAAATCGCATTTATGCGTGAAATACCCGACGGCGGATATGTGGAATACCAAGACCACGCGGCAATTAAAGTACAGCGAGATAATTTGGCTATTCGAGTAACTGCCCTGGAAAAAGAAAACGAACGGTTACGTATATCGCTGGGAGATATCAATGGCTAATTTTCTTACCGTAACAGACTGTCAGCACCTGGATAGCGGTGTAAAACGCGTTTACAACCTGACGAACAAAGCTTCGGTGATCGAATATCCCCGATTACCTACACGTTCTCGTTTTCAATTTTACGATCCACGAGGCAACAAGGTTCACACCAATGCTGCTCGAGTGGAAATGAAACAAGCCGTTGAGCGTCATAAAAAACTGTGGAGGTTCGAGTGAATACCGATGACAGCATTGAAATCATTGGCCGTATGACCGGTGGCACCTACGTTGCCCGATACCAAGGTAAGCAAGCCTCCAACACGGCCAGCGCCAAAGGTGCGGTAGAACGGCTAGCAGGTAAGATTTTCGGCCCCCTGCAGCGGGTTACGGTAACACGGATCAGTGAAGGCCTGGAATATCAGGCAGGGACATTCCGGGTGACAGTCGATGAAACCCAAAGCTGCTGTATCTGTGGGTGTACCTGGCGCAAAGCCTGCATCGGTGGTTGTCACTGGGTCAGCGGGGATTTGTGCAGCGCATGTGTAAAAGGAAAAATATGAATATCAATCAGATTATTATAGCGATTAAGGAACAACTGCCGGCTGGGCTGGAAGCATGGCAACAATCGAATGGCGCTAAAACTACACTTGGTTTTATACATGCGGCAAATCCTGAGGTTGTAGCAGCCCTTTTGGCTGAATTGGACATTTGTGTGGAAGTGCAAACTCCTGCTGCTTGGGAAAATCGCCTCAGTGGTCGTTTGATTTCCTGCGAAGAATATGAGCGTAGCTACGCAGGTACAATCAACGTTGAACAGGTTTACTTTCCTCTTTATCGATAGTTTCGCGGTCATTACAGCAGGTGCTTTACGGAGTGCCTGCGATAATGGCAATAAAAATCGCGGAGTAAATATTATGGTTTTAACACCATCACAACGTGGCCTTATCGGAGCGATTAAAGCCGGTCAGGCTTTTCTAGGTTGGGACGATACAACTTACCGTCAGGCACTGGCCCGGCTTTGTAATGGTAAAACCTCGTCAACTAAATGCAGTCTTGAAGAATTGCAGACTGTAAGAGAATATATGCATGAACAGGGTTTTCCTCGGCAGGCAGCTAAACATGGGCGTAGGCCGCGAGTTTCCAACTCACACAAGGCTTTATTGTCAAAAATTGAAGCTATGCTTGCAGATGCGAAACGGCCATGGAATTATGCCGAGGAAATGTGCGATCATATGTTCCAGGTTAAACGCATCGAATGGTTGACTACTGAGCAGTTAAGTAAACTCATGCAAGCGCTTATTATCGACGCCAAAAGGCGTGCGAAACGAGAAGGTAAATAGCTATGGAACTTGAGCAGGTGAAGAAATTGCTGCCGGAGTCAGTCTTGCAGATAGCTGATTTGATCGGCTACCCGGCAACCCAGCGCCTGCTTGAGCTTTTTGGCGGTACAACTTTCCCCGTAGGTAAAGGGTTACGTGCTTTGGGTGCCACACGAGCTTCGATGCTGCGCGAGGCTATTGGTGCTGATAATGCACGACTTTTGGTTAAGCACTTTGGCGGGGAGGTTCTTTACCTGCCCCGGTGCGATCGGGCTCTACGCGAGTTGCGAAACCGCTCATTTCTGCATGAGTTTACCGAACTCCGCGATAGCGGAGTTTCATCATTAATGGTTATGACGCGGCTTTGTCCAAAGTATGGATTTAGTGATCGTTTTGCTTGGGGGCTTTTGGCTGAAAATAAAGCAAATACATCATCACAGCAAGACTCTTTATTTTAAGGATGGATGTAATGAAATTAAAATCAATTTCTCTCGGGGTGTTTTTATTTGCTGTATCATCTTCTGTTATGGCAATCGATGGTTATAAAGGCGTTAAATTTGGCGCTAGTTTTAATGAGCTTAACGCAAGTAAGTTATGTACTTGGAAAAAATATGACGGAAATATTGTTAATGGTATAGATTCGTACGTATGCAAAAACTTCAAGTTTTCTGGTGGGAATACGTTTGCTGTGGCATTTTTCATCGATGGAAAGTTTGAAAGGCTTGCGATTCCCATCGGAAATAACACCATGTCGGTCATTGATAGCTTAAAGAAAAAATATGGTGAACCATCGTCAAGTTTTACATCTGAGGAATTTGAACGAGCTCAATCATTTGGTGGTGACATTAACGTGAGATTTGATAAAGATACAATCATCATCAACGTGACCCGTGATCCAGAAACGAAGCAGGATAAAACACACCTGATCTATACATCTCCTCAATACGATGCTATGTATAAAAAACTGCAGGAAAAAAGTATTGAGGGTGACATCTAAATTAAATTACCACTGAACCCTTTCAACTGAATTCATCATCCCCCACTCGTAATACTGGCACCATCTAAATCAATTGGATGGTGCTTTTTTATGTTCACTCCCGAATCTTTTTGCCGTGCTGTCAGCATCACCCCGGCACTATCACAACGGTGGTTTGATCTGCTGGTTTCTACGATGGCGGAATTCGGCATTGATACCCCACAGCGGCAAGCGGCGTTTCTCTCGCAAATCCGCGTTGAGTCTGCCGGATTCAAGCGCACCGTCGAAAACCTCAATTATTCCGTGCCCGGCCTGTTGAACACATTCCCACGCAAACGCATCAGCCGCGTCGATGCTGAACGACTGGGGCGTAAAGCCAGTGAGGTCATCGTTCCGACCGCACGACAGACGGAGATTGCCAACCTGGTTTACGGCGGTCGCTATGGCAATGTGGATGCGGAGGATGGCTGGCGATACCGTGGCCGGGGCCTCAAGCAGATCACCTTTTACGATAACTATTTGCGCTGTGGCCATGCCCTGGAACTGGATTTAATCGCACATCCAGAGTTGCTGGAAATGGATGTTCATGCGGCCAGTTCTGCCGGCTGGTTCTGGTTCGACAATGGCTGTAATGCCTATGCTGACCGCGCCGACATTGCCGGACTCACCAGCGTAATCAATGGCGGCGATAACGGCCTGGCTGAACGCCAGAACTACTTTACCCAGGCAAAGGGCGTCTTATGCCGCTGAGAACCTTTTTTCTGAGCCGCCTCGCTGAGCTTGTGACCAACCCCGCCACCGGACGTCTGTCCACGTCTGATACGACTTTGGTCGGCGCGTTCCTGGTTGCTTCCATCGTGCTGATCTGGGTGACGGCCGCTGGTCATCTTGAAGAGTGGTTGTATGTCGCTTACCTGGGTGCATTTGTATTCCAGTCCCAGGCTTCCAAACACGTGGCCATCAAACGCGATAAAGCCACCGCCGGAGGGACTTCTGATGCCAACTGAGTTCTTCATTCTCCCTTACCTCTGGCAACACGTTAAAACCTACTGGCTTGCCTACCTGTTGGCTTTGGGCTGCGCGGCGTTGGCTTACAAGGTGGGCGCAGGTACACGCGCCAATGAGCTGCAGGCATCACAGACCACCATCAGCCAACTACAGGCGCAACGCGCCCACACCGCCGAGCAGCAAGCGATGGCATTGGCCGAGGCTGTGGCCAAATACCAGCAAGCGGAGCTGAAAGCCCAATTACTCGCCAGGCAATTGCAACAACGTGAGCAACAGTTGCAGCAGACCTCAACCAAGCTGAAAAAGGCAATCAAAGATGCGGTTAAAAATGATGTGGGCTTTACCGGTATTGGCCCTCGCGGGCTGTGTCTCTACACCTCCGCCCTCGGCTATTCCGATTGTGACGAACGTCTGTCCGATGCCGCCCCCGGAGCTGCTGGCCATTCCACCGAAACCGCCAGCGCCGGTGGCGGACTCTCTGCCGGTGGCATCATCAATCACGCCGCCGACTACGGCGAATGGTGCCAAACGCTAGAAGCCAGGCTGCGAGGGCTCAACGCCTGGTACAAGCGGGAGGGGGCCCCATGAACACCGATCTCATCGTCAACACCGTGTTGGGCCTGGCTACGGCCGGACTCATTGGCTTTGTTCGCTCACTCTTTAATGAACTCAAAGAGCTCCGGCGCTCGATAGAGGCCATCCGCGCCGATTACCAGCGCCGTGATGATGCCATGCGTACTGAGAACTCATTTTTTCAATTGCTACAAGACGTTAAACGCACAGTAGAACACATCGACCAAAAATTAGACCGCAAAGCGGATAAAGGAAACCATCATGGTTAAACGCACGACGCGTCATCGTCGGGGGCCGGCAACCACAACAGAGCTGGCGCTGCTGTCCGAGATCAATCAACGCCTGGAACGGATTGAGAACAACATCGACGAGGTGAAATCCGTTGCTACACGCCAGGGCGCGATTGCCGGTGGTGTCGCCGGGACGATTGGTGGTGGTGTTGTCACTACCGGCATCCTCTTTATTAAAGCTCGATTGGGGCTGTAGGTATGGCGTACTCGCCGGAAATAAGGGACAAGCTGCGCAGGGCTTATATCTTCGGGCAGATGTCGCTGGAGATCGCCGCATCGCAGGTAGGCGTGTCTTTCGTCTCCGCTCGCCGCTGGAAGAAAGAGGCGCAGGATAAAGGCGATGATTGGGATGCATTGCGCTCCGCGCATGTGCTTGCAGGCGGCACAGTGGAAGAAACCGGCCGCGCCATTTTAACCAGCATGCTCGTCCAGTATCAGACAACGATGGAGCTGCTGACCAATGACAGCGAGTTGAAAGCCCCTCAGCGTGTCGAACTGCTGGCCAGCCTGGGCGACTCGTTCAACAAGGCCATTTCGGCCAGTAAGAAAATCCTGCCTGAAACGAACCAGTTGGCGATTGCCCTGGATGTGATCAACAAGCTCAGCGCCTTCATTGCCGAAAAGCACCCTCAGCATCTTGTGGCGTTCGTGGAAGTGTTAGAGCCCTTTGGTGAAGAGGTTGAGAAACTGTATGGCTGACAAACTCATTAAAGTCTCGGATGGCCAATACGTGATGGCCAGCCAGGTCATCCGCGTAGAACGCCGTGAGTACAGCGATTATTGCACCGTTGTAACCAGCGACGGCGAGCGGCTTTCGCTGACGCCTGGTTATGGTGAACCCATCTATAAAGCGCAGGCGCGTTTTATCAATACCGTCAACGAGGCGTTGGCCAGCGATGAGGATTAATGCCTCTTTAACAGGCGTTTAAATATGGCTAAAAAATTCTCTGCGCGTGACTTCAAGTTAGAGCTCGCCGAACTTGCCGCCAGCCTGCGCCGTACTATTGAGGCGGAGGATGTCGGCTTTGATCCTTCTGCTACCGCCATCGCGCAACGTCGGGATCATGTGAATGACCCGGCTGGCGGGTATGCGTATTTTGTCGAGAACTATTTCCCGCACTACGTCCGCCACCAGGATAAAAGCGAGCTGCATAAATACCTGTTTAAGCGGTTGCCGGAGATTGTGGCCAGTGATAAAGGCGAGAACGATGCCATAGCGGCTCCGCGTGGCGAAGCCAAATCTACCCTGGTCAGTCAGTTGTTCGTGCTGTGGTGCATCATTCGCGCCATCAAGCATTACCCGGTCATCGTAATGGACTCCATCGACCAAGCCTATCCGATGCTGGAAGCCATCAAAGCTGAACTGGAGTTCAACCCCCGTTTGCTGATGGACTTCCCGGAGGTGTGCGGTCAGGGCCGCGTGTGGCAGATGGGGACTATCCTCACCCGCAACGATATCAAGGTGCAGGTGGCCGGCTCAGGCAAAAAACTGCGTGGCTTGCGGCATGGGCCATACCGTCCCGATCTGTGTGTGCTGGACGATATTGAGAACGATGAGCAGGTACGTAATCCGGATCAGCGTGACAAGGTTGAGAACTGGCTCAAAAAGACCGTGCTGCCGTTAGGCGGTGCTGGCGCGAAATTCGATGTGGTCTACATCGGCACCATCTTGCACTATGACTCGGTGTTATCCCGCACGCTCCGCAATCCGCTATGGCGGTCTGCCCGTTTCAAAGCGTTGATCGCCTGGCCCCACAACATGGAGCTCTGGGACAAGTGGGAGGAAATCCTGCGCAATAACGATCAGGACGGTGAATCGCTGGCCAATGCCTTCTATCTGCTGCACCAGTTGGAGATGGAAGCCGGTGCGGTGGTGTCCTGGCTGGCTCGCCCTCTGCTTACCTTGATGTTGATCCGCGCCAGGGATGGTCACAGTACCTTTGATGCTGAATATCAGAATGACCCAGTCAGCGGCGAAGATGCGCCATTTACTGGCTGCATCAATTTCTGGGTGAACCGTCTGAATGAATGGCTGTTTTACGGTTCCTGTGACCCTTCACTTGGGAAGGCTGGGGCAAGCCGTGACCCGTCAGCGCTACTCGTCGGCGGCTTTAATCGACACACCGGCATTCTGGATGTGGTTGAAGCCCGCATCCGCAAGCGTGTTCCCGATCGGATTATTTCCGACATCATCGAGCTGCAGCGCGAATATGCCTGCCTGGTCTGGGCGATTGAAACCGTCCAGTTTCAGGAGTTTCTGCGCACGGAGCTGGTGAAGCGTTCGGCCATTGCCGGAGTTCCCGTTCCCGCCCGCGCCGTGCAGCCCCATACGGATAAATTGTTGCGCATCGAATCGCTGCAGCCACATATGGCCAACGGCCTGATCCGCCTGCACCCGAGCCAAAACACCTTGATTGACCAACTGCGTCATTTCCCTAAAGCCGATCACGATGATGGCCCGGATGCCCTGCATATGCTCTGGGCGCTGGCGGTGTCGGGTGCCGGCAATTTTAATTTTACCCGCGTTCCGCGCCGTGGCGACAGCCGTGGTAGCCGGTTCGGTTCTGGAGGTTGGTAATGGTACAAATCCTCGACCAGTTTGGTCGCCCGATTAATCGCGAAGTGTTGAAGACGCCCCAGACAACCAAGATGGCGAGTCTCAACCGCATGTGGCCGGAACATCCTTCTAAGGGGATGACCATTCGCCGGCTACCGCGCATCCTGGAAGCGGCTGAGCGCGGTGATTTGGCCGCACAGGCTGACCTGTTCGAGGACATGATCGAACGTGATGGTCACATATTTTCTGAGATGGCCAAGCGCAAAAACGCCTTGCTTACCCTGGACTGGAGTATTGAGCCCCCGGAGAACGCCACGGACGAAGAGAAGAAGATAGCTGAGATGGTGTCCGCCTGGATGAAGGATATCCCGGAGTTTGAAGATATTACCCTCAATGCTGCCGACGCGATCGGGCATGGCTTTGCCGCACAGGAAATTGAAAAGTGGGAGCTGGAAGACAAAATCTGGCTCCCAAGCAAAATCAAGCTGCGCCCACACCGTTGGTTCTGTACCAATCCAGAAGCCGGCGATGAGATCCGCCTCAGTGATGGCAGCATGAACGGTGCCGAGCTCTGGCCTTTCGGCTGGCTGGTGCATACCCATAACGCCAAATCCGGGTATGTGGCCCAATCAGGGCTCTATCGCGTGCTGGTGTGGCCATACCTGTTCAAGAACTACGGCATTCGTGATCTGGCCGAGTTCCTGGAGATCTACGGTTTACCTGCACGCGTCGGCACCTACCTCGCCGGTGCGACGGACGACGACAAAGACCGATTATTAGAAGCCCTGGTGACGTTAGGGCATGATGCCGCTGGCATTATCCCCGAAGGCACCAAGATTGAATTCTTGACGGCGGCCAGCGGTCAGGCAGATCCGTTTGTTGCTATGGTCAACTGGGCCGAACGTACCGCATCAAAAGTCATTCTGGGGGCAACGCTCACCAGTCAGGCCGACGGCAAAAGCTCCACCAATGCCCTCGGCAAGGTGCATAACGATGTCCGTCACGACATTTTGATCGCCGATGCACGTCAAATCGAGGGTTTCTATCGCGGTTTCATCCGTATGTTATTGGCCATCAATGGCTATCAGGTGAGCTCTCGCCGCCAGCCACGACTCGTCTTTGATACCCGCGAACTGGAGAACATCAAGGAGTTTGCCGAGGGGGTGTCTACCCTGGTGACGGCAGGTCTGAAAACTATCCCGGCCTCTTGGGTACATAAGAAAATTGGTATCCCTCTTCCCCAGAAGGGCGACGAGGTATTGTCCCCCCCGGCTACTGCACCGGTATTGCCTGGTGCGCGATTGTCACAGCAACAATCCCGGTTCCGTTCCTTTGCCGCGCTGAGCACGGAAGCGGATATTGACGACCCGTCGCAGGTGGCACTGGATAATGCTCAGACGGTGCCAGAAGCCATCAACAACGCCATGCAACAGTTGATAACCCCGTTGGTTACTGCGCTCAGTCAGGGCAATACCCCGGATGATGCACTGGACATCATCGCAGCCAGCTATCCCGATCTGGATGATAGCCAGCTGCAGCAGTTGCTGAGCCAGGCTATCTTTGTCGCTGATATCTGGGGGCGTCTGAATGCCGACAGCTGATGTGGATCTGGCCTATGCCATCGGGTTGAAACCGGCTGAGGCCATTCGCTACTTCGAGAGTAAGGGCTATACCCTCGGTTTCAACTGGCATGACGTTGAAGCACGAGCGCACGCAACGGCATTCACCGTAGCCGGTGTACTCAAAGTGGACGTGCTGGAGGACATTCGCAAAGGGTTGACGAGCAGCCTGCAGGAAGGCAAGACACTCGCCCAGTTTGAAAAGCAACTGATGCCTTACCTGGTGCAAAAAGGCTGGCTGGGTAAAGGCCTGGTGGCCGATGAAGATGGTGTGTTGGAAGGGAAGCAACTGACGCCGCGCCGGCTACGTACCATCTTTGAAACCAATATGCAGTCCAGCTACAACGCTGGCCGCTATGAAGAACAGTTGGCCAACGCGGAGTTTCGGCCGTTCTGGGAGCGAGTTGCCGTCATGGACAGGCACACACGCCCACGTCATGCGGCCCTCAATGGGTTTACTGCCCGCTATGATGATCCGGTGTGGCAGTTTATGTATCCGCCCGATGGTTATGGATGCCGTTGCCGTGTCCGGGCGCGTTCGGCTGCCGACGTCGAGCGGTATGGCATCCAGGTTCAATCCAGCGAGGGGCGCATTGTCACAGTGCAACAAGCCTGGGGGCCGAGCGATACGCGGGAAGTCCAGGCATTGCGCATCAACAATGAGCTTTATACCCCGGATGCCGGCTTTGGCCATAACCCTGGCCAGGGCAACCTGGCCGCGCTGGGACAACGACTCATGGACAAGTCAGCGACTGCCACGCCACGGTTAGCCTCAACAGCCGTCAACGAAACCCTGGCGGATAAAACCGTGTTAAATGCTGTTTCAGGTGGCGTTAAACGCTGGGTTGATCAGGTGCTTATCCGCCAGAAGCCCAGCGGTGACCTGCACCATCTGGGGGCGGTTTCGCCTGAAACACTCACCGCGCTGGAGAGGCGCGGCCGTACGCCGACATCGGCGATTTTGTCCGTCAGCGATCATGCTGTTGTTTCTTCACCTGGGCCACTGTGGCAAGAGTTGCCAACATTACTGCGTTCGGCAGAAGCGACGCTGTTGGATGGGGATAGCCTGGTGTATGTTTGCCGCCAGGGTAAGCAGCAATTCGGCGTAGTTGCCACACTGGATACTGACGTTTCGGGGCTTGCCGTCACGCTGATGCATCAAGGGGCGGCACTCACGTCGGCACAGATGCAACAACTTGGCCAACTCCCTGTCGTTAATGGAGGGCTGTAATGTCTGCGGTCTATCACATCACGTACAATGTCTCCGACTTTGAGAATGCCCTGGGCGAGCTCATCAAGAAGCTGGAGCATCGCGAACCGCTGATGCGCGAGCTGGCGGCGGCAATGGGTGATGCCGTCGAGGAGAACTTCAAGAATCAGGGCCGTCCTGCCTGGATGGGATGGAGTCCTGCGTATGCCAAGAAACGTGCGGGCGGTAAAATCCTGCAGCGCTCCGGGCGATTGGTCAGCAGCATTAGCCAGCAGAGCAGCAACGATGAGGCATTGGTCGGCACCAATGTTGTTTACGCTCGCATTCACCAGGAAGGCGGCAAGATCAACATCCCGGCACGCAGTCAGCGGGCGTACTACCATCAGCGCAAGGATGGCTCGCTCAACAACCGGTTTGCCAGGAAATCGAAAGCCAACTACAGCGAATGGAATACAATACCAGGCTATCAAATCAAGATGCCGGCGCGGCCATTCCTGCACCTGACCGAAAGCGACGTTGATGACATGGAAGAGACGGCAAAAACCTATCTTCAGCGCGTTATTGATTCATAAGCTAAAACGCCCTGTAACGTCCGTGGCGCACTTTTCTTTCCTCCGCCTACATACGTTCGTCTCTACACCCGTTTGGCGTTTTTAAAAACGGTTTAAAAACGATTGGGCGTCTTGTCATTGCCTACAGGGTAGTGGCAAGATGATCGTCGACCGTTTCCCCCTGATTACCCCACTGAACCCCTTCACCTGAATCCACTTTTCGCCGATGCGTATTCTCGGCGGCATGAAACTAAAAATCGCCGCACTGGCCATCGAAATCACCAAAGCGAATCACGGCACTATCCAGCTTTTCCCTGCTGGTGAATTCCGTGCTCGTGATGGTCGCCCAACGGAATGCGATCACTGGCTGATGACGGCCGACATTGCCAAGCCGCTTATTGCGACTGCGGTGGAACGTGCCACGCCGTATGTCATTGACTACGAACACCAGACTTTGCGTGCAGCAACCAACGGTCAGCCTGCGCCAGCGGCTGGCTGGTTCCATACGCTTGAATGGCGTGAAGAAGGTCTGTTTGCTGTCGATGTTCAGTGGACGGACGCTGCAGCAGAAATGATCGCCAAGGGCGAATACCTCTTTATCTCCCCCGTTTTTACTTACAACGAATCTGGCCACGTGGTGCAAATCATCAATGCCGCGCTGACCAATACACCGGCTCTGGATGGGATGGAGGAAGTGATGCTTGCTGCCGCCTCTCTCCTGGCCGCTGGCTCAACCTCAAAAGGTACTTCCACAATGGATGAACTACTCGAACGCCTTCGCTGGATGTTGAATCTGCCGATCACCGCCACGAAGGAAGACATTGTTGCCGAGCTCAACAAGTTGATTGATCAACTGCTCGGCGCTGATGCCGGCACGGCTGCAGCCTCGTTTCAGACGCTGTCGGCTAATCCCTTCAACCTGATTGACAAGTTGACCCAGGACGCCGCCCAAACGGCTGCATTGAGCGCCCAGGTGGAAAATCCTGATCCGTCCAAATGGGTAGCGGTGGCCGTCATGCAGGAGTCCATCAGCCAGGCAGTGACCCATGCGGGCGTAACGTCTGCAGCGGATTTGGCTACGCGTGAATGTGACACCTTGATCACTGCTGCACTTTCCGATGGCCGCTTGCTACCAGCACAAGAGCCCTGGGCGAAGGGACTGGCGAAAGCCAACCCGGACAGCCTCAAGACGTTCCTGGACAAGGCTCCGAAAATCGCGGCACTCACGACTACCCAGACCGGTGGCCAACCACCTGCAGGGGCAAAACTGGCACCATCGTTGGACGATTCGGATGATGAATTGGCCGCTGCGGTGGCGCTCAGCGCCATGATGGGTACTGACCCGGCAGACATTGCCAAATATGCGGGAGACAAGAAATGACCGATCGCAATACCCCTTATAAAGATGGCGAGCTGTTCCCGGTTCCCATCGCGGCCAGCACCGAAATCTTCGGTGGCCATATTGTCGCAGGCAATGCTGCCGGCTTTGCCGTACTGGCCACCGCTGTGGCTGCGCAGGTGACGCTGGGTGTTTCCGATGGCTATGCCGACAACAGCGCCGGTACAGCAGGTGACGCTGTCGCCCTGGTGCGTCGGGGCAAGTCCTGGTTCTTTGCCAACCTGGGCGGCGATGCCGTCACCCAGGCGGACATTGGCAAAGAGTGTTTTGTTGCCGACAGCCAGACTGTGGCGAAAACCAGCAACAGCGACGTGCGTCCTGTTGCCGGTAAAGTGCTGGGCGTGGAAAACGCCGGCGTTTGGGTTCTGATTTAAAGGAGTAGGCCCGTGATTGTTAACGTAAAAAATATTAAAGCGATCTTCATCAACCTGAAAACCACGTTCCAGAAGGCGTTTGACCAGACGCCGAGTGACTGGCAGAAAGTGGCGATGAAGGTGCCTTCCACAAGCAAGCAGAACGATTACAGCTGGCTTGGGCGTTTCCCCAAAATGCGTAAGTGGATTGGCGACAAGGCGGTAAAAGCCCTGGAAGCCTTCAACTATTCGATCGTCAACGATGACTTTGAAGCTACGGTTGAGGTTGATCGTAATGATATCGAAGACGATCAAATTTTGGGGTTGGCTCAGCAAGCCCAGGCTGCTGGCCAATCGGCTGCAGAACTACCATCAGATATTGTGTTTGCCTTGCTGAGCCAGGGGTTCACCAACCTGTGCTACGACGGCCAGCCGTTCTTTGATATCGACCACCCGGTGAACGGTGTATCTGTTTCCAACAAAGGCACCAAGAAGCTGTCAGCGGCAACCCAGGCAGCGGCGAAAGCCAGTTATGGCGTGGCACGGGCTGCCATGCGCAGCTTCAAGGATGAGGAAGGCGCATCATTGAAAGTCCGTCCGACCATTTTGGTTGTGCCGCCAGCGCTGGAAGATGAAGCCAACTTCCTGATGACTGCCGACCGTTTCCCGGACAACACCCCGAATATCTATAAAGGTACTGCCGAGGTGTTGGTTGTGCCGGAGCTGACTTCTGACACGCAATGGTTCCTGCTGGATACGACGCGTCCGGTGAAACCGCTCATCTATCAGGAGCGTAAAAAACCGGAGTTCGTTGAGCAAACCGACTACAACGCGGACAACGTCTTTATGCGCAAGAAGTTCCTGTTTGGCGCTGAGGCACGTGCTGCAGGTGGGTATGGCTTCTGGCAGATGGCGTATGGCTCGACCGGGGAGGCCGCATAATGCCGATTCAAATCACTGCACGCCGTGAGGGTTTCCGCCGCTGTGGCATCGCCCACAGCGCCAAGACTACCACCTACGAAGATGGCCGCTTTACGCCGAAACAGTTGGCTGAGCTGGAGAACGATCCGCAATTGGTTGTGGTACGCATTGCAGCTGGCGCAGCAACCGATGATCAAGACCTGGACAAGCAGTTGAGCCTGGCCAGGGAAACCATCACCCGCCAGGAGCAGGAGCTGGTCACGCTGAAATCGCAATTTGATGATGCGCAAAAGGCTATCGCTTCCCAGCAGGAAAATATCGCGGCGTTAACCACTGAACGCGATGACGCGATTGCAAACAGCACAGCACTGACGGCAGAGCTGGCGGCCCTGAAAGAACCGCCTCCGGCGAAGAAATAAGGCATTGCTATGTATGCCACTCAAGCAGATATGGTACTGGCGTTCGGTGATAAGGAATGCATCTCTCTTACCGATCGCAAGTACACCGGCCAGATTGATGCTGAGGTCATGGCACAGGCGCTGGAGCAGTCCAGCGCCGAGATCGACGGTTATCTCGCTGGCCGCTATCCAACGCCCTGGCCTGATACACCGCGTGTTCTGGTTGGCCGTTGCTGCGACATCGCCCGCTATAAATTGTGTGGCAGTGGCACGCAGTGTACCGACCTCATTCGGGAGCGGTATGAGGATGCGATCCGCTATCTGGAGCGTGTTGCCGATGGGCGCATTACCCTGGGCCGCCAACCGGATGGCAGCGTGATCCAGGGTGGAACCAGCGCCCGCTTTGTCTCAGCCGGCAGAGCTTTTAGCCGAAAATCGACCAATGGAGGTGCATTTTGATTATCGCCAACACTGAGCTGGCCATCGTGGAACGTCTCCGCCAGGGACTCGGCAAGATGGTTCACAGCGTGGAGTCCTACGGTGGCGAGATGGATGGCGAGCCGGCGGAGATTATCCGTCAACTTCCCGCTGCCTGGGTAACGTTCGGTGGCGTACAAAAGACAGAGAACACCAATCTCACCAAGCGAAAATACACTGTGCATGGACGTTTTGTGGTGATAGTCGGCGATCGCAACCTGCGCAATGAAAACGCCGCTCGGCTCGGTGGGCCGGGATTCGATGAGGTTGGCACGTACCGCCTGGTGATGACCGTGCGTCGCCTGTTGTCCGGGCAAGATATGACGCTGCCCATCAAACACCTTGTCCCTGGTCGGGTTCGGACGCTGTTCAATACGCAGGTGGAAGCAGCAGCGATGTCAGTTTTTGCCTGTGAGTTCGATACCGCCTGGATTGAGTCCGCTCTGGAGGAAGGCAAATTCCCTCTGGTTAACGCGCCGGCAGACCATCCTGACAACCTCTTCAATGGGTTCGAGGGTACGTCCAGCGAGCCCGACGCCGAGTGGTTACGCACCCATTTGAACTATGACATACCGCAGACGGCGCAAAAGCCGGATGCCGTGGACATTATCAATCATGAATGAGATCAGCATTAAAGCGGTGGCCGGTGTGCGTGTTCCCAGGGAAGACAACCCGCGTCGCTACATCACAGCAGATGAAGCTGTGACGGTTCCAGACTCAGCGTATTACCAGCGGCAGATTGCCGCCGGCGATCTGCTGATTATTGAGGGCGAAGCCAACGCGGCCACGCCAGTTAATCAGGGTAAGGCCGTAAAAACGGAGGTTAACCGTGGCGAGTCCTAACATTGCATTCGACAGTATCCCGAGCAGCATTCGCGTGCCTGGCCAGTATCTGGAGTTTAATACCCGGTTGGCCGTTCGCACCTTGCCTGGCAACCCACAGAAGGTGTTGCTGATTGGCCAGATGCTCGCTAGCGGTACTACAGCACCACTGCAGGCCATTGATGTTTTCTCAGATGAACAAGCGGCCGTCTATTTTGGTCGTGGCTCTATCGCACACCTGATGGCCACCGCAGCTATCACCAGCAACAGCTATTTGCAACTGCAGATGATTGGCGTCTCCGATGCTACGGCAGGTAAAGCAGCGACAGGTACAGTTACTGTCGCCGGCTCGGCAACGGGCAGCGGTACCGTTTCTGTCTGGGTTGGTGCAACGCGCGTGGATGTTGCCATTGATGCCGGCGATACCGCCGCAGCTATTGCGACTGCGCTTGCGACTGCGATCACCCAGCAATCCGACCTGCCGGTTACCGCAGCCGCTACCGCAGCCGCCGTGACACTGACAGCGCGTAATAAGGGTGAAGCCGGTAACGGTATTGTCCTGCAGGCGCAGTCAACGGCAACGGGGGCAACAGTCACCGTGGTGGCAATGACCGGCGGTGAAGTTGACCCGGATATCGCGCCGGCACTGGCGGCAGTTTTTGCGGCCGGTCATAACATTGTGGCGACGCCGTTCTCTACCGCTGCAGCGCTGACGGCACTGCGCACGCATCTGGATGAAACCGGTGGCCCGTTGGAAAAACGCGGCGCGGTAGGCGTGGCAGGCTGGTGTAAATCATTGTCGACCGGCACCACGCTGGCCAGCCAGATTAACGCCGGCCGTATCACCCTGGGATGGCATAACGGCTCGGCCAAACTGCCGGCCGAAATCGCAGCCTCCTATGCGGCCGTTATGGCCAGCGAAGAAGACCCGGCCCGTCCGCTCAACACGCTGCAGTTGAAAGCCCTGGACGTCACGGCACTGGCCAGCCGTCCGGGCCGCAATGAGCAGGAGAATGCACTGCATAACGGTTTAACACCGTTCGTCGTGGGTGCAGGTGACAAGGTGCAAATTGTTCGTGCTATCAGCACCTACACCAAAAACGCCCAGGGTGTGGACGATGTGGCATTACTGGATATCACCACCATCCGCACCCTGGACTATGTGCGCAAGGCCTGTGGAGATCGCATCGCGCTGCGTTTCCCGCGTGACAAGTTAAGCAGCCGCACCCCAGCCAAGGTACGCAGCGAACTGTTGGACGTGCTTATCAAGCTGGAAGAGCTGGAGATTGTGGAAAACGTCACGGAGAACCAGGCTGCGCTCATTGTGGAGCGCGACTCTCAGGATGTTAACCGGCTGAATGCGGCTATTCCAACCGATATTGTCAATGGTCTGCATGTGTTTGCCGGCCGTATTGACCTGCTGTTGTAAGGAGTAACAGACGATGGCACTTGAAGAATATGTTGGCTCGATCATCCTCGAGATGGACGGCCAGGAAATTGAGGTGACAGACCTCAAAGAAGACGTAACCACAGGCCGCAAGCTGGTCAAGACCATGAACAAGACCGGGCGAGCTAAAGGCTTTAGCCGTGGGATTGCCGAGTATCAGTTGACAATCTCTGTTGTGGTTCCACTGTCCGGGGATCTCAATTGGGAAGGTATGGAAGGCGCGAAAATTACGCAGTATCCGCTCAGCGGCAGTGGCGGCAAGCGCGTCTCGTTCCTAGACTGCTTCTCTACCCAGGTCGGCGCGAGCTATACCGTGGACAATGAAGCAAAACGTGACATTACTGTGAGCGCACTGCGACGGGTGGAGGAATAATGACGGAATCAGGTTCTTTACTGCTTGGCGTGCCGTTCGGCGACACCTTCCACTTTGCCTTTAAGGTCAAGCTGCCAGTGGTGCGGGACACCATGAACGCCCTGGAAGCGACGATGGAAGAATGCGGCACCACGGAAGGCCCGGTTGCCGGGATGTTTTACCGTGCTGCCGTGATGGCGTCGGCATTGGTTTCCCTGGGCGATATTCCAGCGGAGCAAATCACCCCACAGCTTCTTTGTGACGGGCTAACCGATGATGATTTTGACCTCATCGACGCCCAGATCTCCGCCCTTAAAAAAAAGCGGATGGCATTGAATCCCGCCTTAGCGGATACCGAACAACCGTCCTCGCCCTTGGAAAGTACGGATTTACCGAGTCCCAAATAGGCGCAATGACCCGCGCCGAACTCGACGGCTATATCAATGCGTTATACCGGTTGCACGGCAAAAAGCCCCCCGCAGCCGGTACCTCAACCCAATCCCGCCGCGTTAAGTCCAAACGCCAGAAACGGAGGAAATAATGCGTAATCTTGCCCTGGCGTTAACGCTTTCAGCCAAGGATGCCGCGTCTAAAGTCTTACGTCAGGCGATGCAGGATGCTGTCAAGCAATCCAAAGCCGCCGAGAAGGCTGGCGACGAGCTGGCCAAATCACAGCAGCAGAATGCCACTACCGGCATCCGGGCATCGCGATCCCTGTCGGATGAGTACCGCCGAGCTTCCAGTGCCCGCTCAACCCTGGGGATTCGTTCAGAGCGTGAGATCCAACGCGAAATCCAGCAGACGCAAGCGGCATACATGCGCCTTACCCGCAGTGGCGTCATGTCAGCGAACGAGCAGAGCCGGGCCTTTACGGCAATGACTCAGCGTGTCGGCCGGCTGCGAGACGAGCTCAAAGGGGCAACCACCGAAATGGGCCGTATGGAGCGCGCTCGTGGCTGGAGTTCAAACGCGATGGCTGTCGCTGGGGGAGTCGCTGCAGGTGCTGCCGTGGTGAGCCAACCGGTTAAGAATCAAATGACCTATGAGCAGCGTCTCGCCATGATGGCAAACACTGCTTACGCCGAGCAAGGCGTTGCTGGCCGTAAGACAGGGATGCAAAGCATGGATCAGCTCATTCGCCAAGCGGTAACAAATGGAGGTGGTACAAAAGAAGGCGCTGCAGATACGCTGGATTCCTTGCTGGCATCGGGTGCAGTAGACATGAGTTCGGCAAAAACCTTGTTGCCTATTATTCAACGTTATTCGACGGCCACTGGTGCAGCGCCAACAGACTTAGCGCAGATTGCCATTCGCGCAAAACAGACTTTTGGCATCCAGGATAACGAGATGGTCAAGGCGTTCAATATGGCTATTTCAGCAGGGCAAGATGGCTCCTTTGAACTAGCCGATATGGCGAAATGGTTGCCTCAGCAACTCGCAGCTGGAAGTAACAACGGTATGAGAGGTCTGAATGATTTTGGCGTACTGTTGGGAGCTAACCAAGCTGCAGCCATCACGGCTGGCACCAGCGATGAAGCAGGTAATAACCTGGTCAATCTGTTGGCTAAAATTGGCAGTGCTGATGCCGCAACATCTGCCGCAAAAATCAAGGTCAATGGTAAGGGTATCGACTTGCCTGGTAGCTTGTCGGCTGCCAGGGGGAAAGGTATTAACTCTCTGGATGCCTTTGTCGGCATCGTGGATAAAGTCGTTAGCAATAATCCAGCCTACAAAAAACTGGAGAGTAAGTTAGCCACCGCTAAGGATGGCGAACGCCAGGAAACAGTGGAGTCGATGGCTAAAATACTGGAAGGCTCTGCTGTTGGCCAAATGATTGCTGACCGCCAGGCGTTGATGGCATTAATCGGTTATCGCAGTAACCGAAAATATGCCCAAGACGTTGTCAAAAATGCGAATGCACAGCGTAACCTGCCCGCAGGGCAGACTGCCGGCGATCTTAATTATGCGCTGATATCAGATACAAACGCCTTCAAAGTCCAGCAGTTGGACAATGCGCGTGATTTTGGCCAGATGGACTCAGTAAAGCCCCTGTCAGATGTACTTGGCCGTGTATCGGGGGAACTGGCGGACTATTCAAAACAGTATCCAGGACTTACCAAATCGCTGGCCGGCGCAGAGGTGGCCATCAAAGCGATGACCGCCGCCGCTGTGGTGTTCGCTGGTATCAAGTTCTTCTCGGGCGGTGGCCTGGGCGGCATCAAAGCCCCATCAACACCCGGCGGCGTAACCGGGCCTGGTTCGTTAGGCCGTGCGGCTGGAGCCCTAGGCCGTTGGGCTGGTCGTATTGCGGCACCACTCATGCTCTATCAGGCATCGCAAGATGCCCCCCTGGTGCAAGTTGAGCGTGGCGACAGTGACGCACGCAAGCGCCTGCAGGCGGGACAATACGACGATGAACTGAGCCGGCTAAAAGATTCTGCCCGAGCCGAACCCGGTCTGCTGGATGCCTGGGATGAGGTTAAATCCTGGTGGAGCCCGCCGACGTCGATCGGCAAGGGTGACATGGCCACTGCCGGCGCACCGTCCTACTTGTTCCCGCAACAGAACCAAAAGCCTCAGCCTATCCAAGTGACAACCAAGCTCGAGCTTGATGGCCGCACCATCGCAGAGTCCGTCAACGAGTTTAATGGTAATCAGGCTGAGCGTGGCCCAACAGGAATGACCCCATGAGCTGGAACGACAGTATGTTAGATGCCTCTTTCAGGGGCATTAAATTCGACGTTATCAATACCCGTGACACCTTCTCCAGGGACATGGCGCAGTATGAATATCCGTTCGTGGATGGTGGCGACGTTGACGATTTGGGGCGCAAACCACGTAACCTGCGTATCACTGGGTTACTCTGGGGAGACGATTACGAAAGCCGGCTGCAGACACTGCTGGCCGAATTTGACAAGCGTGGCAACGGCGAGCTGATCCACCCCGTGTTCGGCTCTATGCCGAAGATGCAGCTCATCGAGTGTCAGGTATACCACGAGGCGGAGAACGTCGATTATTGCGTGATTGAGCTGGTATTCCTGGAAGCCGGCACGAACATCCCGTTCTTTACACGCGAGTATCCAACGGCAAAAGCGGACATTATCTTTAACCAGGTTCAGTCCGTTCTTGACGATGCTCAGACGCTGATTGATAACGCCCTGGCACCACTGCGCAATACGCAACGCTTGATGGCCAAAGCCAAGGCGATGGCCTCCACAGCAGCCAACATGGCGACCATTTTCCGCAGCGATATCACTGGTTTCATCAGCAGCACCACGGACTTTATCAATTATCCTGGTGCGTTTATGTCTGACCTGCAGAGTGCGCTTAGCCTGACCTCCAGCCAGTCCAAGTCGAGTGTCAGCAATAACACCGGCACCTATGCGACTGTTGGGGCGACTAATATCGTGATGGCCGATTGGGGGGAGAGCCGTAATCAGCTTGACGCCGTGGCTGCGCTGCCGACAGCGTTGGCATCAGGCAAGCGAACCGCGCCGTTACCGATGCCAATCATCGTTACCGACAGCGATATTGCCGAACTCGTGGTGTTGACCTATCTGCAGATGTCGCTGCAGTTGGCACTGGACGCCGCCAACCTGCTTAGCGACGACGGTTTGATTACCACATTGTCGCCTGCCGAGATTGAACTTGTCACCAATGACACCCGCGAGACGCTGCAGAACGCTATCGACAAGCATCGTGCGCTCTATGAGGCAACGACTCAGGACGTCAGCGCCAGCACAACCGATGTCGGTATTACCTGGCAACCAGTGGTTGATGGTCTGAAAGATATTGCGCTATCGGTGCAGCAGCTGGCGGCCAACATCATCACCACACGCCCGCCGCTGGTGCAACGCCGGGTTGAGAGTGCCGGCAACCTGCATCTTATCGCGCATCTGTGGTATGCCGACTACACCCGAGCAACCGAACTAGCCCGCCTAAACCCTCAAATTCGTAACCCGAACCGGCTGCAGCCTGGAGATGTGCTCTATGCCTACGCCCAATAATGATACCGTCAGCGTGCTGATTGCTGGCCGTGTGCACAGCACCTGGAGCCGCTACCAGATTGACAGCGATTTTCTGATCCCCTCGGATGCCTGGTCTGTCACGCTCGGCCTGCCGGGTGGAACTTTCCCGACCTACGTCGAGCGCGGCGCACCCGTACAGGTAAAAATCGGTAACGATACCGTGATGGTCGGTCGAGTGGCCAAGGTACAGCGTCGTGTATCCCGTCAGCAAATGAGCCTCAGTATCACCGGGTTCGACGGTGCAAAAGTCTTGGTGGACTGTGCATCGCCCATCTTCACATCCCGGATGTTGAGTTTGGAAGAAGTGATCGCCAAGGTTGTGCGGCCGCTCGGCATAACCAATATCCGTATTGAGGCCGAAAGTTCTATACGCAGTGATAAGGTTTCTGTCGAGCCTGGCGAGCGTGCCTGGGATACGCTGGTGCGTGCCGCTTCTGCGCGTGGATTGTGGCCTTGGTTCACCCCGGATGGCTCGCTGGTTATCGGTGGGCCGGATTACACGGCAGAGCCGGTGGCTACCCTCGTTTTGAACCGGGACGGTCGAGGTAACAACATCCTCGACCTCAGCGACGCAACATCTATTGATGGTACCTATTCGGAGCTCACCGTTCTGGCCCAGGGCCATGCGCAAGGCTCCAAGTCGTCTGCAGAACTGGGCATTATTGATGTGGATTCGTTCTCAGCAGCAGTGGCAGAGGAAGCACAGGACGACGATACACCAGCGGCCGGTACGCCGGAAACCGGCTTCCACGGTCTGAAAGCCGTTGTGCGCGATCCAACAGTACCGTACTACCGACCGCAAATTATGGTGGTTGGCGATGCCGATAATCTGGAACAGGTGCGTTACCGTGCCCGCAAGGCGATGGCAGATGCCCGCCTGAATGCCTACGAGCTGACGGCCGTTGTCAAAGGGCATCGCAACGATGCCGGTGTGCTTTGGCAACCTGGCCAGCGTATTCGTATCAGAAGCGAGCCGCATGGTATTGACGACGTCTATTTCCTGATGGGGCGAGAGTTCTCTGGCGGCCGCCCTGATACCACAATAACCACTCTGAGGCTGAAAGAAGACGGTATCTGGATACCGGACGCCTACCCGAAAAAGCGCAAGGCCAGAAAGCGTAAGGCCAAGGTGAATAAGGAGCTCGCAATTGTCGATGTGGAATAATGTTGATCAGCGAATTCATCGTGCTTTAAACGGCCTTCGAATGGCTTTTCGTGGCGTGTTAACGCGCGTGAACAGTGTCGGCCAGGTGCAGACTATCCAGGGTAAAGGGTTGGCTGGCGAGCAGTTGCAAGACAGCGAGTTGTTCCAGCATTATGGATTTACCTCTAACCCGCTGCCAGGAACTGCGGCGATTGTACTTCCCCTGAATGGCAGAACGTCCCACGGCATTATTATTGCCACCGAACATGGCAACTATCGGCTAAAAGAACTCGAACCGGGTGAAGTTGCTTTATATACCGATGAAGGTTCTAAAATAGTTTTAAAGCGCGGGAAAGTCATTGAGGTTGATTGCGATATATATCGGGTAAATTGCAAAACCTATGAAGTCAATGCGGAAAACAATGCCGACTTTAATACACCGATGGTTAATGCCAGCCAACAAATTACCAGCCAGGATAAAATCACCGGTAATGGTGGTATGGTTATTAAGGGTGGTAATGGCGCGACATTTGAGGGTAATATCAACCAGAGTAGTGGTAGCTTTGAAACTGATGGCGACGTTAAAACAGGCGCAGTTTCCCTTAACGATCATGAGCACCCGAATGGCGAAGGCGGAAACCCAACCGGTAAACCCATTCAATAACCCACTGAACCCTTTCACCTGATTTATTCCCCGCCATGCCGTCACTATTGCGACATGGAAATGCTCATTGACCCACTCACCGGCGATTATTCAGGCCAGCGCACTGCGCTGGCAAATGCTGTTTATTTACGCCTCATGACACCGCTCGGCTCCTATTGGGCTGAACCAACGTTGGGCTCTTTGCTGTACACGCTAAAGCGTGAAAAAGACGTGTCCCGAGTTAACAAGCTCGCGGTGCAATACAGTGAACAGGCATTACAGCCCATCATTGATGACGGTCGGGCTACCAGCATCACAGTTACAGCAAGCCGCCCTCAACCTGGTTGGCTTACTTTGGCAATCGTTTTAGTGAGTGCTAGCGGGCAATCCGAAACCTTTAAACATCCTGTGAGGGTTATCTGATGCCGCATATTACCCCAGCGATTGAAGCCATCCGCGATGACTTGTTGCGTGATATCCGCAACCAGCTACCCGATGCCAACATTGGCAAAGACAGTGATTATTACATCCGCGCCTCATCAGTGGCCAGTTGCGCTGAGGGCATCTATCGAGATCAGGGTTGGATTGTTCGTCAGATTTTCCCTGATACCGCCGATACCGAGTATCTCGAGCTTCACTGCAGAACTCGAGGGATCACCCGTAAGGCTGCTAACACCGCCTCGGGCCCCGCATCCCTGACGGGCGAACTCGGTGCAAAGGCTGCTGCCGGGCTCTCTATCACGCGTGATGGTGCGACCTGGACGACCACTGCTGAGGTTATTCTCAGCAGTGAGGGGAAAGGCACAGTCACTGCACGGGCGTCCGTTGCTGGCGCTGCAGGTAATACTGCTACCGTGATGTCCGGCATGTTGACGACAACGCCTGATGGTTTTGACAGTACCGCCATTATCGGCGTTATGGGCGGCGGAACTGACAGAGAGTCCGACGCCGAACTGCTCGCTCGTCTGCTGGAGTTGATCCGCCGTCCGCCCGCTGGGGGCAATAAATACGACTATAAGCGCTGGGCACTTGAGGTTCCCGGTGTGACCTCCGCTTATGTCTATCCGCTGCGTCGAGGGTTAGGAACGGTTGATGTGGTGATCACCTCATCCGATGGTTTGCCCTCTGCCGAGGTTGTCGAACGCACCCAGACGCATATTGATGATGTACGGCCAGTGACAGCTAAAAACTCCCTGGTGATTATGCCAACGATTAAGACCTTTAATATTGACGTTAAAGTGTCGTTGAGCGGTTTAAATATTGACGATGCCACAACTCAAATTAAAAAGGTGCTTGCTGATTTTGTCGGCCGATTAGAGCCAGGGGCGACTTTTGTTCGTAGCCAGGCTGGAACGCAAATATCGTTGATTGCCGGCATCATTGACCAGGTGATCGTTGATCCTCCCGGTAATGTCGTTCCAGCAGTCGATGCTATTGCCGTTGAATGGCTGCGAGTCGGCGATATCACGGTAGATTTATTATGAGCTATAGCCCGTTATTAGCGCTATTACTGCCACAGGACAGTTACAACACTACACTCCCGAATATCTCTGCCGAGTTATTGGCGGAAGGTAACGCACTGGATAAGACTGCGCTATATGCGCAGAAGGTCTTGAATGGTGTAACACCGTTCTTTGCTGCTGATTTAATCGCAGATTGGGAGCGCGTGGTTGGCATTAGTCCTGGGCCAAATAGCACATACCAGGAACGCCGTGAACGGGTGCTCATTAAGCTGCGTGAAATTGGTGGGCTCAGCATTCCGTACTTTGTTCGTCTGGCTGAAAGTATCGGTTATAGCATCACTATTGATGAGCTGGAGCCATTTAGAGCCGGTGTCAATCGAACAGGTGAGCCATTGTATTCCGAAGACAGCATTTGGATATGGCGCGTGAATGTATTTAATTCAAACCAAAAAACTTACCGATTCCGGGCTGGAGCATCAGCGGCTGGTGAAAGCCTAATGTCGTTTGGTGATGATGTTTTAGAAACCACATTGAATGACCTAAAGCCGGCTCACTCATTTTGTTATTTTGCATATAATGTCGACCGCTTACGGCTACCTTACTATGACGGCTCATTCACCTTTAACGGTGATACGTCATTTTCAATGCAAAATTATATCCAAGATACAACAGAGGATTAATCATGCAAACTATTATGCCCCCCATTAATACTGAGGATGGATTGTTTCACGAAGGAAACCCATCACAAGGAACACAAGGCACCATTGTTACTGCTCTACACCTTAACAATCAGCAAGCGGCGACACGTGATATACAGATAGAATTAACGGCAATATTGACTGCAGCTGGAATGCTTCCTGATGGTACTAAGCCTAATCAGGTTTTATTAGCCATCCAAAAGATTTTTACAGGTACAGTTTCTGACAAATATCTCCCACTTACAGGCGGGACATTGACGGGAAGTGCTAAAGCACCTGCTTTTATTGGTCAAGATAGTGGTTTGCGCATTCATAGTGAAGGCAATGCAGCTTTGGTTTTCGCTAATGCTGCAGGTAATGTAGATAAGGCTGCAATTTATTCAGAACCAACAAACGATGGACACCGCTTAGTTTTTAACTCAGGGAGCAGTGCTTCATCTGGCCCTTGTTATATTATTTTTGAGCCAACAGGTAAAACTCTTGTTCCTAACACTATTGTTTGGTCTGCAGCGAATGGAAGTAAAGGCAGTGTAGAGGTTGGCGTATTTGGATCAGGTACACGTATTTCCTATATGCAATGGCATATGTCCACTGCCGGTACATGGGGGATGTACCTTGATCATGACTCGAATAATGGAATTAGTTTTGGCGTCAATGGCCGAATCACAGCAAATGGGATAATTGAAACCACCAGTGAAGTAAACGCAGGTGGTGAGATTACTTGGAATGCCGGTAATTGTCGGGCACATGCGGACGGTAATATATCTGGTTCTATCTGGGGCGGTTATTTACGCGATTGGTTAAGTAACAACACTGTCAGTCGTGTACTTCGCGGTGCTCAGGGTTCGATGACAATGGATGGCGGCTTGGTCGAAGCTCCTGCTGGGTGTGTTTTAACAGGCGGCAATGGAAATGAAGGTAATCAGGTTGGGGTGGCACTGTATCGTCCGTTGCAGATTTGGCGGGGTGGTGGTTGGGTAACAATTGAAGGTTGATGATATGAAATTAGTAAATTTGCAACGTTATATTCCTGACGTGTTATTCAACGGTGATGGCATTCAATATTTTATTGATGCCAATGGTAATGACTGGTTCAAGTCGTTACCTAAATTCACCAAAAAATTCAGCCTGGCGATTGATAATGAAACTGGTGTCATTCGCAGTATCAGCGAGGACACCTCACGCCTTTATCCAGTAGGAATGACCGTTGTTGAAATCGATTCATTGCCAGAAGGATGCGATATTTTTGGTGGTTGGGTGTTTAACAATGGCGATATTGTTCCTCGTGTTATTCCACAAGAAGAAAAAGAGCACGCTGCTAAAAAAACAAAATCATACCTGATTGAACTAGCAACAAAGGCGATGGCACCGTTACAAGACGCCAAAGAGCTTAATATTGCCACAAATGAAGAACTCTCAAAGTTGAATGAGTGGATGTCATATCGTGTTGCTATCAATCGCGTCGATACATCTCAGTTAACCGATATTGAATGGCCAGATGCGCCACAGGATGATTCCAATGGCTAATTTAATTGAAACACCTGGTTGGGAGCAAGGTGTCTATCAGCTTGAACCAGATGATAAAGCTATCGGCGGCAGTGGTGGAGTGGCCAATTATCAAGCTACTCAATTAGCTAATCGCACCCAGTATTTGAGATCTGAAATTGAATCGGTAAAAGACTCAAGAGAATTTACGTTTATAATTTCAGCAACAGACCCCGATGGGACGATCGCTGGTATTTCAGGAACTAAATCTGGTAGCTACTTTCGAGTAGCTCAAGGTCCAGGAAAAGGGTTTAAATATTATTTAAATAACTCCGGTGTGGCGCTTGAAGTTTCTGAGTCTGTTGGCGCAGATGCGTTTAATCAGTTGAATATTAAGCTAGATGATACCGATTTAAAATTAGCTCAAACCAATCTGTTGGCCGATCGTATCGGAATTTATTTCTCAAAAAAAATTCCGTTTTTCATATCATCGACTAAAGATGCCTCCGACATCCCTCTCGCATTAGATGACGAACGTGGGTTGTGGTTAGCGGGATTACAGGCGGCGGTTCAGGATTATGTCAATCAGTTAATTCCTCGGGCTATTGGTGCTTATTATAAAGGATTAACTAATGTCATCACCGATGTTACTGGGAAATACGCACTGCAGTATTTTGATGCTGAAAATGCCGCGCACTTCGCCGGGCTGAGCGAATCACTGCAAGCACATGTAAGCCAGCTAATTCCACGAGGACAGGCTGTTAAATACCGTGACACCGCCCATGTATTTACAGACGAAACCGGTAATGCCGGGTTTGGTCGCATAAATCGACGCGGCGAATGGTTTATCCCTGGCGTTGATGGGCCGCTGCAGGATGCGATCGGGAAAACATCAGCCGATATCAAGATGGTAAACGGCAAGCCCGTCCTGTTCTGGAAAGGGGCGCAGGTATGGAATGATTTCTATGTCACAAGCGCCCGTCCTGTTTCTGATAATGCAGCGCTTTTCACTTTTGAAAAGGACGATGGCACCGGCAGTTCAGGATTGCTGTTCATCCCAAGCATTCGCGAGATACCCGTTACATCAGCATTTATTCTCTGCTACATCTGTTTGGGGCAAAGCCTCGGCGCTGCATTTGATAAACCAGGGCAAAATATTCGAGTTGTCGGCGCTGACCCTCTGCTGCGCGGGCGTTGTCTATCTCCGTCTGGCCGAGCTGATGGCAACAGCGCCCCGGCGAGTCAAACCGACTTAGACCGCATCACTGACATGGGGTACAACATCGACCGGCAGGGACATAACATCCCACTTTCAAATGGCCTGATGTACGAAATGCGTGATGCAGGCATGAATCTTCCGACGATTATTAATGCGCCGTGCAACGCAGGTGGACAGCCGCTGTCTGGGATTTCTAAAGGTACGTTCGCGTACACAAAAAGCCTTGCCATGCTTACTCGCATAACTGAGTTGGCGAAGTCTATCGGCAAATCACTCCGCAATGACTTTATTCTGTTCGAGCACGGAGAAACGGATAACGATAACGGAAATTGCCGCACTCCTGGCAGTTACCTGGCCCTTCTTAACCCTTATTTCGCTGGTTGCCTGACGGACTTTAACAGCATCACTGGTGCGACTATAGGCCCGGCAATCGTTATTGACCAAGTGGGAAGCCGCATCAACACTAAAGCGAATGAGGTTGATGACGAAGGAAATCCAATTGGCGACCCTATCGTAGTGCAGCCGTATTCTGTTACCGCAACCGATCAGCTGACGTATGTGCGTCAGCATTCAAATTCAATTATGTGTGGCACAAAATATTGGCTGAACTGGTTATATAACGACGGCTCGTTATCACACCTTAATCAATATGGGAAAGTGCTCCAGGGCGAGGCTATTGAAAAAGCAGTTTATTGGCACCTGTATGACCCAGTGAAAAAGGGCACATGGAAAGGTGTGCAAATAATTAGCATTACCGTGAATGGTAATGTTGTGGATGCCAAATATTCAGTGCCATACCTACCTCTGGTAATTGATATCGAGTTTCTTGGCGACTGTCCAGGGCGCGGATACGCCTTGGAAGCTGGTAGCGCAAGCGTGCTGTCAGTGGAGGTAGTAGGTGGTGACACTATCCGACTTACGCTGGACAAAGCCCCAGCATCAAATGACTACCTGCTCGTAGGTTTCACCAATACAACACAGGCGAACAACGGCAACACTTACCCACTGGTGTGCGTCCATGATTCATCGCCGTGGGCATCACGTTACATCACAAAAAACGGTAATCCGGTTCCACTCTATAACTGGGCAACCCTCGATCGCATTCCATTAACTGGGGAATTTTAACATGGCAACAGGCATCAATACAGGCGTCGCATTTAATACCAGTCGTTGGGCGCCTATCGATTTAAGGGGGCTTATCTTGAATGCGACGACGCTTTTTAATACCCATAAAGCCCGCATTCTGGCCGATGGCGGTATTATCCCCGACGAAGTGGGCTGTTTGGCGCGTTTCAAATTGCTGGTTGATAACGGCATGTATGAAAATATCGCCGTTTCATTAACGCCGCGATTTGGCCTCAAACTTTCCGGTGACGGTGTTTCTGTACAAAAAATTTATAACCTCTCCGGCCCGGATTTTGTCAGCGTATCTCAAGCCGGAACATGGCTGCCGCAATGGAATTCAGCAACAGGCTCTGTTCGCGTCCAAGTGAATTCATCAGTTGCAGGCTATCTCCAGTCTGCCAGTAATATCACGGTCCAAGTTGGCAATTCATATGTTGTCAGTTGTGTGGGGAAAGACACAGATCCAACTGATGCCGTTGGTCTGACTTTGGGGGCTGTGATTGGCAATTTGCCTATGGCTTACTGCCGAATTCAAAAAACACCAACGCAGGATGAGGCATATCGATATGGCACAAGAGATAGCGCATTTGTTAGTCCAAGCTCGGCGGGTGGCGCAGTCAGCGTATTTAAAACTCCTTATATCGATTATCAGCCGTCTGCCGCATTTTTTGATGTCAGCTCAGGGGTAGTTATGCCGTTTGACAACGGACGCGCAGGAACACCGGCAACGGTAACAACGGGAGCACTTTACGCGATGCGTTCAGCGACACCGGTAATTATCGGAAACCCAGCGTTCACAGGTACGACTATGCAGAACTGCGATGGATCATTCAGAGACTTCACGATCCTTAGTTCAGCGCAATCAGCTGATGCTTTGATTTTGTCACGTCTTTCGTAA